GAAAGTAAAACATTTACAGATTTATTTGGAGAAAAATCTGATGATGTAAGAAAATCAGTTAAAAGAGATATAGCTTTTTATGGTTATAAAAATGTACCTATAGATCAAAGAGAGGGAGCTTTATCAGTTGCTAAAAAAGACAAAAGATTAACTGTAGAAGATGTAGAAAAATTACAAAGTCATTTTAAAACATCAAGCTCAACATCTACAAAATTAATTAATTCTGAATTAAGTAAAATGGATACTATGGCTAGTGAGGGTGTTCTTCCTAACATGACTACATTAAGTGATTATGAAAAAACGGGAGAGGCTTTAAATAAACCAGAAATAGTTTTAAAAGCAAAAAGAATAAAAGCTAAGGTTGCTTTAGTACAATCTTTAAATTTAATGACACCTTTACAAATTGAAAATTTTTTAACAGATACTAGATCCCAAATAGCTGCTAACAAAAAGGGAACTTCAACAGTATTATTTGATCAACTACAAACTATTGAGGCTTATTCTGCAAAACTAAAAACAGATTTAAAAAAAGATCCAATATTAGCCGTATCTAAAAGAGGTACATTTGATATTGACACAATTGATTTCAATGAGTTTGCATCAAACCCACAAGAAAACTTTGAAACTTTTAAATCGCTTATGGTTAAAAGAAAATCACAAGCAGAAAGTATTGGATCTATTTACGGAATAGAAAGTAAATTTTTATCAGAAAATGAGGCTACACAAATAACAGCTGCCTTATCTAAAATGGAAAACCCAACACAAATAAAATTTATGTCTCAAATTTTAGTAGAGGGTTTTGGAAGTGCAGCTCCAGATGTATTTGCAGAACTTCAAGAAAAAGATCAATTCTTAGCGCATATAGGAGGATTGAGTATTGTATCTGAGGGTATGCCTAATAAAGCAATAGATTTAGCTATTGAGGGTTATCTATTAAATAAAAATAAAAATATAGATATTAAAGTAAAGGATGCAGACAATAGATTAACAATTGGTAAATACAAAAATGTTTTTCCAGAAAACAAGACAACATTTGATTCTATAGTTGGAACAGCTAATAATATTTATGCAGCAATGTATTTTAATTCTCCTAAATATAAGACGGGTACTTTTGATAAAAAACTTTACGATAAAGCAATGAATATGTCTTTAGGTGCTAATGGTAAATATGGCGGTGTTGGAGAATACAATAACAATACTGTTCATGTTCCTATGTGGTTAGAAAATGATCAGTTTAACGACTTTGTTGATTGGTTAAAGGAAAACCCAGCTATGCTTGCAAAAGCTAGTGGATCTACAGTTGATGGAAAATTTATGCCTGGAGACGCAGTAGGTAAAGATGGCGGAGGTAATATTAGAAACATACAAATCTTTGAGGGTGGAGATCCATATTTGATTAGTGTTGGTTATGGTAAATTTAAAGTAGCTATGCAAGATCATCCATCAAAACCAAATTCAGATCCTAAGTTTGCAATTGATGGTAATTTTGCAAATGAGGGTAATAATTTTTATATAATCGATTTTAATAAAGTTAGAGCTAACTGGGAAAGTAGATAATGTCTTTTGTATTTGATGAAAAAAATGCAACAAACTCTTTAGGAGAAACATCCTGGGCAAGCGGTAATAAGACTACATTTAAAGAAAATTTTAAAGCTAGTTATGATGCTATGTTTGCATCAGATAGATTTGATAGTGAAAGAAACTCAATAGATAAAGAATACAGCTTACTTACAGATTTTTTAAATAAAAAAGGATACTCACAATTTAGTAATCCAATTTATAATAATGAAGATGTACCTTTGGGACCAGAAGATCCTAGAGTATTAGACGAACCGCCACCATCTGAAACAGAAAATATAGAAACTTATTGGCAAAGAATAGATGAGCTAAAGGCTGCTAATCCAGATATTGGAGAAGAACTAACAAACTTAGGATATGAAAATCAAGAACAGTTTTTTAATACTATGGGAGTTAGGATCCAGGGACTACATGATAAGCAAGCTGATATAGCAGACAGATCTACTGGCATGGGAACCTTTGGAAACTTTGCTGGTTCTTTTTCTGCGTTAGTCACAGATCCTTTGGTTCTTGGTACTTTACCAATTGGAGCTATGTATAAAGTGCCATCAACAGCTTTAGCAGCTGCCTGGAGAGTAGCCTGGGTAGAGGGTTTGATAGGTACAGCTGTTGAGATACCTATTCAGATCAAAGCTCAAGGTTTTAGAAAAGAAATAGGATTAAAAACAGAAGTAGAATTATTTGGCAAAACAGTAAATCTTGGAGTTTTAAATACATTAACTGTTGGAGCTGGTTCATTTGTCTTAGGTGGATTAATACAAAGTTTAGTTAAAGGTGTTCCTAATGCAACTAGTGTATTAAGAAAAGCATTAAACAAATCAAGCGATGCAGAAATAGAAAAAATATCTAAAGCTCTTAAAATAGAAAATCCAGAAGAGTTGTCTAAAGTTAAACAACCAGAAAATCCTTTTGAAGAAACGAAAGCTACATCGCAGATAGATACAGAAAATCATAATGCAGCTCAGACAATTGTTTTAAATGATATTAAAAAAGAAATAAAACCTATTGAGGCTCAGATAAAACAAAAATCTTTAGATGAAATAAAAGGTAATGTCACAGTTTATAAACCAGAGGAAATAGATTTTGATCCAGTAAATTTTCAATATAAAAGTGATGGAGATAAAAGAGGTGTATCTAATAAACTTGCAAATGTCACAGAATGGGATGCTCCAAGTGCTGGTGCAGTATTAGTTTATGAGTTTGCTAATGGACAAAAAGCAATTGTTGATGGACACCAAAGATTAGGTTTAGCTAAAAGATTATCAGCTCAAGGAAAAAAAATAGAATTATTAGCTCACACATTTAGAGAAGTAGATGGAGTGTTTCCAGATGAGGCTATGGTTAAAGGTTTAATGATTAACCTTAGAAATAATACTGGTACAGCAATTGATGCTGCTAAAATAATGAGATCTAGGTTTGGTGCTGATTGGACAGTTTTTGAAAAGTCTTTACCAGCTAGAAGTAATTTAGTTAGAAACACAAAAGGATTAACTGAGCTTAGCGATGATGCCTGGGGTATGGTATCTAACACTAAAAATTTAGAAAACTTAGGTGCAAAAGTTGGAGAGATTATTGAAGATAAATCTTTACACGCAAATATAATTAAAATTTTAAAAGATAAAAAATTTTCAAGTATTGCAGAACTAGAGCAAACATTAAGATTAACAAATACTCTACCTAAAACTGTCACTAAACAAGACACATTATTTGGTACAGATTTTTTTGCAGAAACTCTATTAGTAGAGAGATCTCAGTTATTAAACTGGGCAAAAAAGAATATTACTAAGAGAAGTGCTGCTTTTAAGACTATTGTTGAAAATGATACAACTTTACAAAAAGCGGGAAATAAATTAAACAAACTTAACAATGAGGAGCAAAGATTAATATATGAGCAAGTTGGAGAAAGATTTGAACAGATCGCAACCAGAGCTGGAGCAGAACTCTCAGACAAACTCACAAAAGCAGCTCAACTCCTCAAGGATGGAAAACGAGGGGATGCTGAAAAATTCTTCCAACAAGCTATCGATGACGCAGCTGCGAAAGGCGATTTTAGAGGGAGCGATGTTAGCGGATCATTTGGAGCTAACAAAACTGAAATTGAGACACAAACAATACCTCCAAAATTTGAAGAAGACTTAACAACAAATAAATTATTTAGTGAGCCTAAAGTTGGTCAAGCCTCAGAAGATCCATCAATTGCAGATGCAATATTAGGCGAGGGTATTTCTAAAGAAATAAAAGATGATGTAGGTAGCGGTGGAAGTGTAAGCACATCTCCAGCAGTTAAAGAATTATCTATTTCCCAAGATTTGGCAGCTGGATCCCAACGAACAAAAGCTACTCCACCATCTACTGTTTTAGCAGATGCTACAGCATCTCCTCCGTCTTTACGAGGATCTGATAATAAAGCTATTGGTTCTACAAGTGCCATAAGTAAAAGAATTATATATCATAGCGTTAATGACATCAACGAATTAAAGGCATTAGCCAAAAAGAACTATGATGGTTATTTAAGTTTTCTTAATAAATTCAAAGAAAAGCATAAAGCCAATATAGATATAAGTCTAAAAGATGACGCAAGTTTGGCAGAAAAGCTAAAAACTCGTAATATTGAGGAAGTATCTGATTTATTAAGAGCTAGAATAGATCTTGATACTATTGACCAGGTTAGAGCTGTAGCTCAAGATATTAAAAATTCAGTAAAAGCTATAGAGTTTGACGATTTTTTAAAAACTGATGGTGGAAGAGGATCTGGATATAGAGCTATACACATGCAGCTTTTAACTAAAGATGGCATGACAGTTGAATTACAAGTTAGATTAAAATCAACTTCTAAAATTTTAACAAGATCTCATAAGCTCTACAAAATGAAAGCAGATCAATTTAAAACTGCAAAAGGTTTAGCTGCGTTTGAAAAGGCAAAAGAAAATATAAGAATGGAATTAGACGATGCCTGGTTCACAGCTTTAGAAAAACAAGGCTTAGGATCAGAAGAATTAATTGACACTAATATTCATGTAGGGACAAGAATAGATGCAGCTGGAGATGAAGTAGATATTGTTCAGCCAATGAGAGAGTTTATGGAAAATGATGCTAAGGCAGCTCAAGCCTTAGAAAGATTAAAGGATTGTAAATGAGTTATTTAAAATGTATTAGCAATGCGCTTAGAGATGGAGAGATGACATCTGATGCAGCAGATGCACATAGAATAGAATTTGATAAACAATATAATAAATTTAAGTCTCAAGGCTTTAATGACTTTGAGGCTGAAAGAGCTGCTGCTAAAGAAACATGGGATGTACAATTAGAAAAAAGAATTAGATCTAAAAGAAACGCATTATTTCAAGCAAGATCACAAGCACAGAATAAATTTACTGTAGAAAATTATAGAGATGTAAAAGGTAATAAAGATATTATTGAGGGTATAAGATCTATATTTGATCAAGATGCTGGCAATCAAATCTTATCTATTACTAACATGAAAAGAACTGAGCTTGGTTTAGTACACGCACCTTTAGCTAAGTTTATGGAGAAGTATAGAACAAGTTATTTTGGCAGAAGAAATAAATTTCAAAAAATGACTACTCCATTAATTATTAAAGAAATATTAGAACCTGGATCTACTGCTAATCCTTTAGCAAAAGAATTTGCTGCAGCAATCAATGAGGCTATGGAGCTTGCAAGAACTAGACACAATCAGTTTGGTGGTAATGTTGCAAAGATAAAAGGTAATTATTTACCACAACCACATAATCCAGTTAAAGTTGGTCAAGCTACACAAGAAGAATGGATTGAATATATTTTACCTAAATTAGATCTTGAAAGAATGATTAACAATAAAACGGGTAGATCATTTACAAGAGGAGAATTAGTTTTAGAATTACCAAGAACTTATGATGCAATAAGAACAGAGGGAGTAAGTCAATTAGTACCTGGATCAAGATCTACATCAAGAACTATGAGCAACGCATCTGGTATGACAGCTAACGCCAGGTTAGATCATAGATTTTTAGTTTTTAAAGATGCAGATAATTATATGGCTTATCAATCTAAGTTTGGCGATGAAGATACTATATCTACAATATACCAGCATTTAGAAAGCATCAGCAGAGATACTGCAATGATGAGAGCCTTGGGACCAAATCCTAACGCTGGGTTTAGATATATGGTGGATCTTATAAGAGTTAATACAAAAGATATGCCAATTAAAGAAAGAGAAAGTGTTAGATCAAAAATAGAGGGATTAGAAAATTTATATTTAGCGCATTCAGGTCGATTAAATTCTGGTGTTGATAAATGGTGGGCTATGGGATTTGCTGGTTTAAGACACATTTTAACTTCTGCTGTTATTGGATCTGCAACACTACTTGCACAATCTGACTTTTTCTTTTCAAGAATGACATCTAAGTTTCTTGGATTACCCGCATACAAAGCAAATAGAAAAGCATTAAAATTAATTAAGGATGGTTTAAAAACTGACAAAACCTGGTCTAAGGCAGCTATTAGAGCTGGGTTAGTTGGAGAGCATTGGTCAACTATTGCATCAGCTGCTAATAGATATTTTATAGATACAGATGCGCCAATACTTGCGAAGATGTTATCAGATGCAACACTTAGAGCGTCTGGTTTATCACATTTAACTCAAGCTGGTCGCTGGGCATTTGGTATGGAGTTTATGGGTTTCTTAGGAGATAACTTTAATAGATCTTGGGATGAACTTGGAGAGCTTACAAAAAAATCTAAAATGCAATCTTATGGTAGATCTCTTACACAAACTTTAGAGACTTATGGAATTAGAGAGGGAGATTGGGATATAATAAGACAAACAAAATTATATGATGCTGCAATTGATGATGCAAATATTAAGCCTGGAGAGGCTATGTTTTTTAAGCCAGAAGATTTATTAAAAAGATCTGACTTAGATCCATCAGAGGCTAATAGATTGCACGGCAGAATAATGGAAATGATCTTTACAGAAACAGATCATGCTATACCTACAGCTGCGATTAGAGGAAGAGTTGCTGTTATGGGTAAAAATAAACCAGGCACATTTGCTGGAGAAATATTAGCATCTGGATTGATGTTTAAAAATTTTGCAATTGCAATTGGTTTTACTCACATAATGAGAGGTTTAAGAGAAACTGGTTTAAAAGGCAAAGCTGGTTATCTAGTACCATTTTTAATTGGTACAACTTTAATGAATGCTTACTCACACGAGATGAGAGAAGTATTAAAAGGCAGAGATGTAATTAATTTTAAAAATTTAGATAATACACAAATGTTTCAATACTGGTTAGCAAGATTAATTGGTGGTGGTGGATTGGGTATTTTTGGAGATCTAGTTTATCAAGAGGCAGAGGGAGAAAACTTTGGAACCGATGTCACAGATGCTTTACTTGGACTACCAGTAGCTTTTGCTAGAGATGTTTATGGATTAATTGATGAAACATTTAGATATATGCCTGGTGGTAAAGAGCCAGCTTTAGGTAGAGAGTTTTCTAATTTTGTTAAAAAATATACCCCAGGTAGCTCTATATGGTATCTTAGAGCAGCATGGGAAAGGATTATAGTAGATACAATGCAAAATCTAATAGATCCTAAATTTCATAAAAGAAACAACAATGTAATTAAAAGATACCAAACTAAAGAAAACAGAGATTATTGGTGGTATCCAGGCGAAAATATGCCATCAGATACACCACAAATTTCTGAATAATTCTATAGACAGAATTGACAAATTAATTTAATACGAAAAATATAGTAGGTGGACTACGCCTAATAATTTTTCCAAAAATAACCCATTTAAAAAATATGACAGTATCAAGTTTAACAGTAAAAAATTCGTATAACGCAGATAATACTACAACAAGTTTTGCCTATACTTTTCCAATACATAGTACAAGCGAGCTTACAGTAATTCTTAGAGCATCAAACGGAACCGAAACAATACAAAGTATCACTACTCATTATTCTATTGTAGATAATGGATCAGCGGGTGGACAAGTAAATTTTGGAACGGCTCCAGCTACGGGTAATACTGTTGTATTATTAAGAGATACAAACTTAACTCAAGAAACAGATTACATAGCTAATGACCCGTTTCCAGCTGAAACACATGAGGCAGCTCTTGATAAAATTACTTTACAACAACAAGAGCTACAAGAAGAATTAGATAGAGCTATTAAAATTTCAAGATCTAATGATATTGCATCATCTGAGATTGCACAAACTGCAGCTACAAGAGCTGGTAAATTATTAGCTTTTGATGCAAACGGAGATTTAGAAGTTAGCCTGGATGCAAGCTCAATAGCAACAAATGCTACAGCTGCAGCTAACTCTGCTGCAACAGCTTTATCTCATAAGAACGATGCTGAAACTGCTAAGACAGCAGCCGAAACTGCAAAAACTGCAGCTGAAAGTTTATTAGATAATTTTGATGATAGATTTTTAGGAGCTAAAACTTCTAATCCATCTGTAGATAATGATGGCGATGCGCTTGTTGATGGTGCGTTGTATTTTGATACTACAAATAATGTCATGAAAGTTTATGACTTATCTGGCACAGCTTGGAGACAAATTCAATTATCAA